CTCATGTGGACTCGAACCACAAACCTACTGCTTAGAAGGCAGTTGCTCTATCCTGTTGAGCTATGAGACCAATTACTTACCTGTTACCTTTTTAACAAGGTCAAGAACCCACTGTGGTTGTGGAAGGAAATTCCAACCAACAACAAGTCCTGCTACAAATGATACTGCTAATTCTAACATCGTTTTCTCCTATTGTCAAGCAAATTGCGCGGAAAATGCTTCGTTGATATCCGTTTTCACGGATACCTTATTTAACATAAATGAAGGAGTGAATCCGGCAAAACCAGCACCTCTTTCATATTGTCGGCAATATTCTTGGGCATCTTCCTCAAATAAACAAGAATGTATAATCTGGTTTGTGGTAGTTTCATACACATGCCACAGTAGGCAATCGTCATCATCAAATTCTGGAAAATATTTGTATATTTTCATACTTTCAATCCTTTAAATTTTGATTTGTTATTGAACTGTGGTTTTGGTAATTGTATTTCTTCTTGTCCGGAGTCCACAATGTTTTGTGCCGAGGCCTCCACATCATATAGTTTCATCTTACTCTTATCTATACCAATAACAAACTTGGTATTATGTGACATATCTCCATATCTATTCTTTAACTGTTTTACTGTTACTTGGTTCAACTGCTGCATTTGTTCATTTACAACTAAAGCCAAAAACAAATCGGCAGTAGCCGGCAAACCAAAGGACTCTGATGTATCTGTCATATCAGGATCAGAACTACCATAACCACTTCTGGTTAACTGTGTAGCAGTCCAGATAGGAACATTGAACTCAACACCGAGACCTCTAATCTCTTCTGCGATGGACTTAATATAAGTATATGAGTTTACACCGGCACCAGGTTTGATACGAGAAGAAGCACAGATGTTAATATAATCAATCATAATGGCATCCGGTTCAAAGTTCTTTTTCAACCTTAATTCATTCAACAAAGAACGAAAGTGAACGGTAGAGGCCGATGCTGTTGGATATTCCTTAACAATCAACTTACCATTAGTCTTAGACTTTAGTTGGTCTATTTTCTTATTATACAAGTCTCTTGGAAGAACCATGAGGTCATCTAAGGTAACATTCATTAGATTAGCATCAATTCGTTTTGCTACCTCTTCTTCTGCCAACTCTAAGGTGATATATAAGACATTGCGTCCTTGGTTAATATAACTAGAAGCGAGGTGACACAAAAAAAGAGATTTGCCAACACCAACACCCGCCATAACCACATTAAGAGTTTTCTTTGGAACTCCCTGCTTGGTGATTTTATTGAAAAAGTCCAAATCAAATGGCAACTTTTCTTGAACTCTATGATAGTATTCATAACGATCTTCAAATTGTTCTAGATAATCATGTCCAACATTAGGATCAAAAGAGATGGAAAGAGCATCAGAAAGTAGGGAAGGTATTGCGCCTTTATCAAGTTTTCCTTTTCCATTCATGATCTCCAATGAATTAGTGATAGCATTATATATGGCCTTTTCTTGACAGAACTTTTCAGTAGAATCAATTAACCAATCCTCGTTTGTCGGATTTATGTCATTTTGTAGTTCTTTTAATGTCTCACCAATAGACTTGATGGTATCATCAGAGTTACCACGAATGTTATCAACCTCGATGGATAAAGCATCAAAGGTTGGTTGTTGGTTATATTTTAGAATGAAACCTGAAACTTCTTTAAAGAGTAGCCGATCCTCTAAGTTAGAAAAATAATCTTCTTTAAGGAACGGCAACACTTTACGAGTATAGTTTTCACTCCGAATCAGGTTCTTGATGATTGTCTGTTCTAGTCTCACTCGCACCTTCCGCTTCTGACGCATCTAACAATAATGTATTTAAAATAAGTCCAAGCATTGTATTGAACTTTTCATTCTTTCTCAATGTAATCATAGAAAGGTCTTTTGTCTTTAGTATCTCATAATCATACAACATTCTAGGAACATTGTCCTCACCCATCTTGAATGTTACATTGGTATAACGATACACTATTTCAGCGAAAGGGTCAACCATTATTTCAATAGGAACAGTAGTACCTTCTTCTTTAGGGTTAAAGAGGTCATCCCTAAACTTCCAATCAATCCCCAGTTCCATTTTCTTCTCCATCAGTAATGTTTGTTTTGCCATACATAAACTCTGCCTGGCAATATTCATCAATCTTCATAAGGATTTCAGGTGTAAAGTATTTCACAGGATCATTTTCAATCTGTGACTCAAATGCCTTTGAACCATCAGGCAATTCAATACGAGTTGATACCTTTTTAAACACACCAAACTTAATAGCAAGATCAAGTAATCCATAATAAGGATCAAGGCCGTGAGAATAGTTAAGACGGGTTTCTACCTTCTTATTCTCAATAGTCATACGAGACTTTTTAAGGTTGGCAGTAATGATAGCACCAGAGATTGTACCATCTTTCTCTTTATCTTTCTTCTTACCAAGGAAGATAATGGTGCTGGCAGCATACTCTAGACCAGAACCACCGCCCATCTTCTTAACAGGCACATAAGATCCAACGACATCATAGACATGGTTTGTAACAATCAATGGCACCTTCGCTTTACCTAATTTGAGAGTAAGCACACGGAAGGCGCCACGAACCAATTGTGCCCTGGTCATATCACGGGTATCTTTACCGTCAGCGATATCGGCCATTTCTTTATCAGTAGAGAGATTGCCAAGACTATCTAGAACGAATAGCATTGGAGGCTTCTCCTTTTGCTCTAGGTAGCGGTCGAGGATCTTTACTGCCTGTGTTCTAAACTCTTGAACAGTAGCAACAGGAACGATAGCAATTCGTTTTGTATCAATACCACGGTCAGTAAGAAAAGACTTAGATACAGCGGATTCGGATTCAAAGTAGAAGATGAATCCATTTGGGTTATCTTCGAGGAATTGATAGCAGACATTAAGGGCATAGAAAGTTTTGCCTACTGATGGTTCACCAGCAAATGCGGTGACTTTGTTTTGTGGAAGGCCACCAAAGATTGAACCTGAAAGTAAGGCATTCATAGCATAAGAACCGGTGCCAATGAATCCGGAAACATCTCCGGCTTCTATACCACCATCGGCAATACCAGCGTATTCGTTGTTGGTTTCATCCAACAACTGTTGAAATATATCAGACATAAGTTTCTCCTTATTTTAGTTCCTAACAGTCTCGTTAGGCAACTTTCTTAAAATGTTTTTGTAGTTCTGGAGATAGTTTCTCCAATACATGGCCACCAATACCAACTCTTACTAGATTAGCAAGTTCAACAATGTTGTTTGGTGTGATGGTTGTTTCATCAGGTGTAAACTCATACAAACGGGAGGGTGAATGTTTAAGTTCGTCGTCCTTCTTTTTTGGCATTAGACAATCCTTGTATGATCGGTTAAATTACTTATAACTCTTAAATCAGGTTTCTTCTTTTGCTCCGTTAAAGTGATTGTTCCTAGTTCTACATTAGTTTTAACATTGTAAGGTTGATCATTCATTGTTGAAAAAGAAGCATTTGGTGTAATATTATATACTCCAGGAAGTTCACTCTTTGCGGCCTTCCAACCAGCAGCAAATCCTGCTTCATAACCATTTTTCCATTCTGTATTACTCATGAGAAAAAATCCTAAAAGTTAGAGTTTACTAAATAATGGTAAGGAGAACTCACCATGTATTGTGTATATTTAACCGTATATTCTGGCAATCTATTACCTCCATTTTATATTGGTTCTTCATCTGTAAAGAAAGTTACAAATGGATATCACGGAACTGTAAAGTCCAAAAAATATAAAAACCTTTACCATAAAGAACTTAAAGACCATCCACATCTATTTAATACACATATTATATCAGTTTTTAATAAACGTCAAGAGGCTTTAGAAAAAGAAAACATCTTACAAAGAAAACTTAAAGTTATAGAATCTCCTTTATACTTTAACGAGGCGTATGCCAGAAACTTCGGAATGTCCACAAAAGGAAACAAAAACGGTTTTTTCGGTAAACATCACAGCGAAGAGACTTTGATTAAGATGTGCAAACCAAAATCAACTACAATAAATATGAAAAAACCAAAATCTTATTCCCATCGGATGAGCATATCAAAAGCTGTAAGAAAAAGAAAGTTCTTCAATGATGGGATCAAAGATTATATGATAGAACCTGATGATCCAAAAGTTAAAGAACTAAAACTTGTTCCCGGTCGCCTTTACATACAAAATCAAAACAAGATTAGATGGTCTAAGTAAAAAAGTCCTCCAATGATGATGTTTTCTCTGATTTCCATCCGATGCTATCAAGAATGATCTTCAACGGATCAAGAAACGCCTTCTCATATTGTGTATTATAGTCTATATACTTCATCATGTCAAATTCTTCCGGGATACCTCCTTGTGGAAAACTAATAACATTAGATTGAATGGTGTTAGGTTCTTTCAGGAATATGAACTTTAGTTTCTCACCATTCTGTATCAGTGGATATTTATTAGAAAGGTTATGCTGGCGTAGAAAATGATTATATACAAGAGCACCGCGAACATGAATAGGGGTTCCGCTTCCGTAAATAGTTTTCTTATCAGCATACTTAACCAGTCCGTTAAGACCACGAGGAAACGATATATCGGCCAAAGGTAAGGACTCAAACTCGACACGGAACTCTTGAATAAACTTTTGTATTGCGTTTTCATCCGCATCAAATATAACATCTACCGCCTCTCTCAATTTGTCTCTACACGCCGATGGTGTAGAGGATTTAATCATTTCAAGTCCCATAACCTTCTTCTTTGGTTGGGCATACTGAACACCCTCAGAGTTATGGACATTTAGAATATATCGTTTCTTGGCAGTCCAGATTGCTTTATCTGCCAAGACTTCTCGTTTCATTACTATCTTTTGCTGAAAAACATTAGTATATTCAGCAAGGTCTCTACAAGCATTATCAATAACAGGTTGTATTTTACTTTCACATACCTTGTCCAGGAAGGTGATGATGCTTGGTGTATCCCTAGTTCTACCGTCTGCGTTAACAGTTTTGTCCACAAGATCACCAAGGCGTAGGTATACCGAGTCAGTATCGACCGCAATGACATAATCTTTCTCCGACTTTAGTAATTTATTAAGATACTTATTGATAGCACTTTCAATCCAGCGAATAGATAACTGCCCCGTAGTTGTTACAGCAATAGCATTGCGAAGGTCAAAAAACCTAAAATACTTAGACCCGAGAGCACCGTATAAAGAGTTAAGCGAGACTTTTTTACTGAGCTGGAGGTTTCTGTAGCGGGCAATTCTGTTTTTGAGTTCCGCTTTTTTACTGGGGTCTTTTTCGTTTTCGTAGGCGCTTTCGGCATCTAACATCTCCTTTTTGTAGATTTTACGGTCAGCGAACATCTTCTCGACCATTTCAGGCATAAAGCCTTGTTTATCACGGCGATAGAACTGGCCGTTAGCAGTTAAACAAACATTATCATCCATGAGACAACTTGTGTCCACAGAACCATTAAGTAGACCATCAACGGTAACATTAGAGGCCACAATAGAACGCATACAATCACTGTAATCAGCAGGTTCAACAATAGTCTCAGGGGAAATATTGCTTCCCATAATAACGCTAGGATACTCAGAGTTAACATCAAAAGAAGCAACCCAATCATGGAATCCAACCAATGGATCCTTGACATATGCACCAACATAACGTGACTCCTTATCATGTCTTTCAATGGGTGGGACAACCACATTCTTGGACTTTAAATGATGGAAACAAATAACATCCCACATACGAACTTGTGCGAATACATCCTCATAGTTGCACTTATTGTCATAGGACAAAGTTAGGGCCAACTCAATGAGTTTATTCTTTTCATCAATACGGTCAACAAGGTCAACGTCTTTGATGTTATAGTCGATGAACTTTTGATAGTCCTCC